AGGCCAGGTGCTGAAAGAGGCCTCCTCGGTCTCCACCGGTGGCGGAAACCTGACTCAATCGGGCGACCTTCGCGGCTTCACCAACATTGCTTTCCCGATCGTTCGTCGTGTCTTCGGCGGCCTGATCGCCAACGACCTGGTGTCCATCCAGCCGATGAGCCTGCCCTCCGGCCTGCTCTTCTACTTGGATTACACCTACGGCGGCGCGCTTGCAGGAACTGCAGGAACCGATCCCTATCCCCAGGGTGCTTCCATTTACAACGATCCTCCGGGATCCGGCGTTGAGTCGGGTTCTTTGGGCGTTGGTGGTCAGTACGACCTGGCTGGCTCGGGATACTCCCGCGTTTTCGGTACGTGCACTGCTACCCTCTTGGCTTCTGGTGCTTTTGGTGGAACTACCACGTTCTCTAATGCCAACGTTCTTCATGCCACCGGCACAGACGGACGACTCTTGCAGTTCGATCCGCAAGTTACCACTGCTATTGAGGAAAACAATGATGGTCCTGGTGCTGCTACCGGCAATGCTGTTTATTCGGCTGTCGTTGTAGACCTTTCGGCCGCGGCTTTTGGCCAAGCTGACACCACGCTGGTTAAGGACTTCTCTTTCCCAGCTACGGCTCCTTACGCTGCAGTTGGAAACGACTTGAACGGCAAAGCAATTCAGGGAGGAACTTCTGCAAACGTGCGTCGCCTCAACCAGATTGGTCGATGGACTGGAACTCAGTTCGTTTCTGATCCTCTCATCGCTCCGGGTACTGCTCAGGCCGCGCTTCTGATGATTGTTTCTGGTGCTAATGGTCCAGCGCCTGAAGTTACTTCTTTGGTCGTTACTCACGTGACCTCCTCACAGCTTAATACCGGTACCGGAGATACGCTGGTCATTCCGGCTTTTGAGTCTGACTTTGGTGCCACCCCGGCTCCGGCTATCCCTGAGATCGACATCAAGGTGGAGAGCATTCCGGTTGTGGCTGAGACCCGCAAGCTGCGCGCTCGTTGGTCGCCCGAACTGGCCCAGGATCTCAATGCCTACCACAGCCTTGACGCTGAGGTTGAGCTGACCCAGATCCTGTCCGAGCAGATCGCTCTGGAACTCGACCGCGAGATCCTCAACGACCTCCTCACCCAGGCTGGAGCCGCCAACTACTACTGGTCGCGCTCACCCGGCAAGTTCGTCAACAAGACCACCGGTACCGAAGTTCTGCGCAGCGGAACCAACGCGCCTGGTCCGAACTTCACCGGCACCGTGCGTGAATGGTACGAAACCCTCATTGAGACCATCATCGATGTTGCCAATGAGATTCACCGCAAGACCCTCCGCGGCTCGGCCAACTTCGTGGTCGTCGGTCCGGACGTCGCCACCATCCTCGAAGCCTCGGTCTTCTTTAAGCCGTCGTTCTCGCTGGACGGAGACGGACAGGTCAGCGGCATGGTCATCGGCGCCGACATGGTTGGTACCCTCAGCAACCGTTTCACGGTCTACAAGGATCCCTACTTCCCACGGAATAAGGTCCTCGTCGGCTACAAGGGCGGAAGCTACCTGGAGACCGGCTACGTCTACGCTCCGTATGTGCCACTCATCGTGACTCCGACCATCTTCGCTCCGGAGGATTTCACGCCTCGCAAGGGTGTGATGACTCGCTACGGCAAGAAAATGGTGAGATCGGATTTCTACGGAACTGTCACATGCTTGGACATGAATGTGATCTAGAAATAGACTGGTTCTAAGTCAGCAGGGCCCGGCCTTTTGGTCGGGCCCTTTTTTTTTAACAATTTGTCTCATATGTTTATACTTACCTTAAAAAGGGGTCATGACATTAGAAACTCAATTTGCAAAATCTGCTCTTCATCTTTTAAGACTGGAAAACAATTAACCAATCACGTGCGCAAGGAGCATGGATTAAAAAGTCGAGAATATACGATTAAGCATTTTTACGGAGGCGTCGTGCCCATGTGCAAGTCGTGTGGTGACGAGACGCGATATGTGGCATTTTCCTTCAAAAAATACTGCAAGGCATGTTCGAGCATTGCCTCACGTGAAGGGGGAAAACAAGGGGGTAAAGCTGCAGCCTGGAATAAAGGTAAGACAAAGATTGAAGACGACAGAATCTTTTCGCCGGCTGGAGAAAAAAATCCTTTCTGGGGCCGGCGTCATACACAAGAATCACTTGAGAAAATGAGAACCTCCAAGAGAATTTCCCAGGAAAAATACTATGAGAGGCTTGATAAGAGATATGATCTTTCTACTGTAACGCCATATCAAGCATATGTTTCAAGACAGAAACAGTATCTTGAGTTTGAGTGTCAACAATGTGGAAAAACTAGCAAAAAAACATTGCAAGCTTTTGAGCGAGGTTCCCAGTGTTATTTTTGTTATCCGATATTTAGCAGTCGAGGTGAACGCGAAGTTGCAGATTTTGTTGAGTCTCTGGGATTCGATATTTCTAGAAACAACCGGTCTATCATAGCACCCAAAGAGTTGGACATTGTGGTATCAGACCAAAAAGTTGCGATTGAGTACGAAGGGCTGTACTGGCACAGCGAGATTGGTGGTAAAAGCCCCAGAGCACACTTGGAGAAGACGAGACAGGCAGCTGAGAAGCATTTTTCTCTATTTAGAGTATATGCGGATCACTGGCGGGATAAGAGATCTATCGTAGAGTCAATGATTAAAAGTCGTCTGGGTGCCTCTCCATATAAAATTTGGGCACGCAAGTGTCATGTAGCCGAAGTAGATTCTAAGACGGCCAAACAGTTTCTGACACAGAACCACTTATATGGGCACTCACCATCGAAAAAATCATTCGTTTTGGTGTGCGCAGAAAAGATAGTATCGGTATTGACTTTGAGAGTTCCAAGGCAGAAAAAATATAGAGAGCAAAATGTGCTAGAAATTTGCAGATTTGCTTCACTGCTAAACCATCAAATCGTCGGCGGATTCAGTCGGCTTTTAAAGCATGCGAAAAAATGGGCTGAACAGCATGGTTATTCAGGAATGATTTCTTACGCTGATCTAGATACTGGATCAGGATCTGTATACCAAAAAGCTGGATTTGTTCTAATGGGAGATACGGGACCTAGTTACTGGTACACAGATGGACATGCTCGATACGATCGATTTCAGTATCGTGCGCAAAAAGGAAAGTGCGAAAGAGAAGTTGCTAACGATGCCGGTGTATACAGAATATACGGAGCAGGAAGCAACAGGTGGATGCTTAAGTTTTAGATAACGAGAAATATGAAATTTATGGTATGAGCAAAGTCGTATTTTCCTGACAAGAATGTGATCTAGAAATAGACTGGTTCTAAGTCAGCAGGGCCCGACCTTTTGGTCGGGCCCTTTTTTATTTCTTATCTCTTATGGGTTCTAATGAACAAAAAATCATGATATAATGCCATTGAGCTCCATATTTAAAGTCATCGGCAACCTAAGCCCAATTAAGGAAAATATCAATGAAAATCACCAAAAGACAACTGAGAAAAATTATTCGTGAAGCTGTTGAAGATATGGAAATGGAAGATGAAGCATTCATCGCCAGAAGAGCTGCACGAGATGCAGCACTAGAAGAACCAGGAGTTAGGTCGCTTTATGATGAATATCATGGCATGTGGGATTCCATGGACCCCAATGACCCCGAATGGCCACGTAAGCGAACTAAATTAAGCAAACAATTACGCAAGCTGGTAAAAGACAGAGCAGTTCGAGATGATCTCTATAACCCGCATCGCTTTGATTAAAAAGCAATGAAAATCTCCAAGAGGCAACTCAGAAAGATTATCCGTGAAGCTGTTTCCGATTCTGATCAAGAAATGCTAGATCACCTGAGATCTCTTTACAGCGACATGCATAAAGACGTGCACGGCACCAGGCATTATCCCAACTTTAAGACCGTCGATCAAGCGCAGCGAGCAATCGAACGACTGCGAGACCATATTGCCATCGAGATTGCTCATCAAGAAGAGGACCGGCGTCGAGACGAGTTCGAACAGGAGATCAAAAGCTTGAGGCCCGGCGACTATGACATTGAAAGTCCAAAGCATTCAGGCATGCGGCGGAGACAGGAGTCAATCAGGCGCCGTTTAAAAAAGATCATTAACGAAGATCGCTTTTAGGCGCTTGATACAATCATAGACTGCTTGAGAAAATTATTTAGATTTCTCACGTTGAATATATTTATTCTCTGTACTTTAAGCCGACACTAGGAGTGAAAAATGGCCGAAGAAACCAAGAAAACTAAAAAGACTGGACTCTCCCGATTTCGCAAGAGCAAAAAAGTCGAAGAGCCCAAAGAGGAAGTTGCTGTTGAAGCAGCTCCTGTCGAAGAAAAGACAAGCCCCAAAGTTCGTGCTGTCGTCGAAAAGCCCAAAGCCAAAAAGGTTGCAGCGCCGAAACCTGAGCCCAAAGTTGAAAAAGTTGATATTGCAAGTGAAATAAGAAAAGCAATTTCTCAACAAGATCGCACACTTTCTGGCCGTGATTTAAAATGGTTAACTGATATTGCAATGAAATCCGGCGAAAGGGGTTTAAACGACGTCGGATTTAATCATGTATGGGCTGTAGTTCAACATTTATTGAAATGAACTCTGGCAGCCAGAAATATAAGAAGTCTGATCGCTTTGATAAGATGCGTAAGTTGCTGCAAAGCAATCAGGCTTACGAATCTGAGTGCGCGCATAAGGCCAAACTGTTAGACAAAGTGACAGAAGTTTTGGCACGCGAAGATTTGTGTGCAGAAAGCAAGCTGGAAAAACTGACTGAAATTGTCAGCTGCAAAGGAAAGCCCTGTGGCCAATGATTCTGAAAATGGATGGAACGAATATTCCAAGCTGGTTCTGAAGGAGCTGGATGCTTTAGCGGATGGCATTCAGAATCTCAATGCAGAGCTGCAAGAAGTTCGCAAGGACATTCTTCGCCTGGAGACCAAAGAGTCTAAGGTGGACGATCTTAAGGTGTGGAAGGAAAAAGTAGACGAAGTTTTTTCACCCTCGCAGATGAAAGAGCTTCGAAATAAAGTGTCGTCACACGAGAGTTTCAAGACAAAAGCTATTACCATCTTTGCTGTGGTACAGTTTGCCATGGCTTTGGCACTTTTCGCACAGAAATTCGTTTGATCGATTTTTTCCGTCACAGGATATTTAGTGACTGGAGATCGATATGTCCACGTTTCTGACCACACTCAACCCTACACCTTTCGGCTTTTTTGATAGCGACTCACAGTTTCAGGTAGAAGCTGATGCCATGGTGACGTTCGTCAAGCGCAAGCTGGGCGACGATGTGTTATCGGTTGAGCTAACCAAGAAGATGATCTGGGCATGCTTTGAAGAGGCCTTGTGCGAATATGGCTCTCTTATCAATAAGTACCAAATCAAGTCGCAGCTAGCCAACCTGCTGGGTTTTCCTACCG